TATTGGATTTTTCTGCTTTTGTAGCTAGGGCAGCCTCTGCAGTCTCACATATTATATTTGTATAATCTTTAAACGTAATCATTTTACTTTCCTATTTTATAATAGTTTTATCTCTGCCATCCTTTTATTATGTCGGCTGAAAAATTAGCCTTGCTGAATTCCATACGATCTACTATCTTAACGGCTCCACCAGTAAGGTGATCAATAGCAACAAATCCTTCTACACCAGTTATCTTAAATCCATTTGTTGTTTTAAGGAATGTACTAATGTGTCCAGCTTCATTCATTTTGTTTATGATCATTGCCTTTGATTCCACTAACACATTAACTATATCGAATATTGCCACTATCTGATTCTGATCATGATGAGCAAAGAAATTTAGAATCTTTTTTCTCTTGTCTTCCTGTGTTTTCTTTCCTGCAATTGTTGATCTTTTTTCAATTTCTTTTTCATATTTGTCATGGATGTAATGAAATAATTCACGCACATGAGCTTTAGTATCAATGATTTGTTCTGATTTTCTAATTTTAGAATTATTGAAAGTCTTAACTGCAAGCAACAGGTCTTCATCGCTGCTTATTGCATTTAGAGTTTGAGCGCTAATGGAACTAAATAGTTTACCTGCACGAGATAAAAGTTCTGTTACTTTCTTGGTTTCATCAGCCGTAAATGTAGCAGTGCCAGAGTAATCTTTATAATTTGCATCATCCATCCAAATAGATGGAACTTCTTTGAATTTACTTACAATGGATTTTCCAAAGGATGCACTCATCTTTTCAAATGAATCGCCTTCATATGTAGTATGCCATACAACTCCAATCTTAGCAGAACGTATTTTCTTACCAAGCTCTGAATTAAATGGAACCGCATAGACAATAGTATTAGGATGGAAGGTTATATACTTTTCTCCATCGATTGTTTCTGTTTTTTTATCATCGGTAAACATTAAGTCACCTTGATAAACGCCTGAACTAATACCAAGCTTAGAAAATTCCCTTAAAGCTACTTTTAGCTTAGCAGCTAAATCTCCTGAAGTATCTGCATCAACTTCAGCAGGTGTTTTATATACCTTTGGTTCTTTATTAAAGACGCCTTTCTTTGCAACAAAGAACTTTCCATCACGTGGATCTACTCCTGCAAAAACAGCAGGAGCTCCATCCCACTTAACAGTAGTAGTGATTTTACTTTTGCTATTGCTTGCTAACATATCACGAAGAGATTGAAGAAAAGCAATAGCTTTACGCGTACCATTGACGCCTTCATTGAAGACTAAATCTTCAACGTGCTCCATGTGAGTATTTTTTTCTTCTGCAATATATGTTTTTAAGGTAATCATTTTCTTGTGTATTTAATCGCTGTATTTTACAAAAATACTACTATTAGTAGTAGATGAAGATGCATAGTTATATAACCATCCAGCTACAGCATTTTGTTTATTAGAATTAATAACAGTATATGTAAAATAAACACCTAAGTATTTAGACATCCACCAAGTTTGATCGATCTTGGCCATTGTCATTGTCTTTTGTATAACGTCTTTTTTACTTTCTTGACTATTAGATATGGCCAAATACATTTCAGCAAATTTAGTTGCAATTGCAGTAGTTACAGTTGCTGAAGGACTAAATTGATTAGGCATATTTACATTAGTAATACCAGATTCTTTAGCAGCTTTAATTAAAAGACCGCCACCAATCTTTCCGCCAGAAGCAGATTTACCTTTAATCTCACCTTGCCAACTTGAAGTAACTGGTCTAGAAGAAAAATTACGCAATTGAACTCTTGCTTCTTTGCCATCAAATTCTAAATCCCAGTATACGTCTTTAGATGCTACAACATCGGTCATAGCTTTTACTTCTTTGAATTTTGCCGCTGGTGGTTTACCATCATTAAATATTTTACTATGAGCAGGACCTTTAGGAACTTTCTTAAGAGATATACCAATAAGTTTTTTATTTTTGAATTGCTCGTATATGTACTTGTTATAATCTTGTAAAGTAGTAAAACCAGTCTTATGATTATATCCAGTCTTTATTGCCCAGATATCGGCTGGATTCCATTTATCTTCCCCAGATAATCCACTTGTAGCTTTGAATTTTCTAAACTCTGCATACACTTCTTCTACATCAGAACTTCCTCTGTGAAAAACATATCCATTACTAATAGAAAAATCTTTAAAAATTAAATTTGCAGTAACAACTACACTATGAAACCATGCAGCATCTAATCCTTCAACGCATTGTTTCAATGTTCTATCACATTTTGCTGCTTTAGTGTTATTTTCAGTCAACTCGGCAGCAGATTCTAAATCTTTACCTTTAAACTGTCTTGCTGCACATGCATATGCTTGCAAACTTTCTGCTAAAGCTGTTACTTCAGCTCCTGCTCCAGATTGTGCCATCAGAATGCTCCGTTTATAAAATATATGTTATATTTATAAAACTAAGATCGCCCAGAAGGGCGATCTTTATAGGAAGGATTCTAAGCTACTTAGTGGTTCACTATCTCGAATTTCATAAGTCTTTTGTCCATTGTACTGATATACTAGGCTAGCATTTATCATATCTCTCTTGCCTTCGAGTGATGCTTTTATCTCGCTTGCCATATCAGTGGCAGTTCCCACAGGAACATTCTGACATACGTGATTTAGATTTCTTGCAGGATTAAGCAGTTCAAAGTCTTCGGGTAATCCCATGATACTCATTGCTTCACGATAAGTAATGTATCTATCTTCAGTTGGATGAGTTAGTAAATTAGGGTAGTGACCAACAAAGGCTCCAATGTGTCCCTTAGGAACTGTAGTTAGCCTTCGCATAATATTACCTTCACCTTGTAATTTGGTAAAGATTCTATCACATCTTTCTGCAGCTCGATCTAACCCCTGTGATCTCATCCATTGACCAACCTCATCATACTTCTTACCCTTACGTTCTAGCCAATCCATAGGATTATCGGTCTTTTCAATACGATCATAGAAGTCTTTATGAGTGATACCACCTTCTAGTTCTTCTAAAACATAGCGATACATTGGATCCCATTGACTCGGGATCTTATCATTAGTTACTTCTTTTTGGGTAGCCAGAGCTCCCACGGATTCAAAAACGCTTTCAATAGAACGTATTGGAGTATCAAAATACTGAAATAAGGGGACATTCTTTCCTCTCCAGAAAAAGTAAAATGATCGCTCACGAATTTGAGGCACACCATGAAGCAGTGACTTAGTTCTATATATGGACATCGTATATCCATTCTCTTTGGCTATTACCATCAGCTTATCTACGATAGGCTTGCCAAGTTTCCCAGCAAATCCTGGTGCATTCTCTCCCCAGAATACTTTTGGCTTTATACCACCAAGCACTTCCCGTGCAGTAGTGTACATCCACTCATTGGCAGCTGCATCTGAACTGGCGTACCCCGAAAGTGATGATAAACCGGCGCAAGGACAAGTTGTACCAACAACATCAACGCTATGAGGAACAACACCGCCCTCGTCAAGTAAGATATAAGGTATTTCATTGAAGTAATTGACGAGGTGTGAATCATTACTTTTGAATGGGGTGTACGAAAGAATATAGTCTGGTCTTGATCCAAATGCGGCTGTTTGTCCAAGAGCCTGTCCTCCAATAAGGGGTACAATAAACGCATGTTTCATAGATTATCTTTTATCTTTGCCATCATCTCTGCAAAAGTATACTGAGAATCTTGGTGTTGTTTATAAAATTCAAAAGCCATATTACGATACTCATCTCGCATAACTTTATCTTTAGACAACTTAGCAACAAGATCATAAGCTGGTTGCATATTATTGTCATCAAGCCAAACGGTACCAGTATTGTTGCAGTTGATTAGCTTATCACCAAACTTACGATGAGTACAGCGTTCACCATAACTTTTGCGGAATACTGGAACTACACCAGTACATGCGACTTCACAATGAGTATATTCAATCGAACGCTCAATGAATCTTTCATCAAGGGCTGACAACTGATATCCAAATCCACATGCTGACATACGATATAGCATCTGCTCATTTATATATGGACCAAAGACGTAGGCCGGTTGATCTTTTTCCATGTTCACAGTATTGATATCGTCAGCGATATGACCGTGGAACTCTGACAATTCTCTAAAAGCAAGATATGCTGGAGATTTTTCAATACCCTCGAAAGTAGTGATACATCCATTAGGACGTAGGAATTCATTATGGAACTTAAACATCTGGACATAGCCTTTCCAAGATGTAGTACGGCCAATCCACTTATGCTCATTAGGTCGAGTCTGATCGATATCAAGCCAGTACTTAGCTCTTATAGCATCAAAGTCCATCCCTGGTTGAAAGTTTAAAATGGTTTTAGAGTTATCTTCTTCAAAGAATCCAGCTAGACCGCCACCTTCAGTTACCGTAGAGACATGCCTAGCGAAATCGTTGTTAGTACTATGGCCAAATAAAACGCTAGCCTTTCTAACTGACTCATCGATTGCAGCATTGCGCTTAATCGAGAGCGAAGAGTGATCGTGTTGAATAAGGACAACTGGTTTAACAATTTCATTTAGTGCTCTCTTAAATTGTGTAATGCATTCATCAGTGTGTCCAACTGAAGGTAGACTATTAATGATCACAACATCGGCCCTGTTGCAACCTTCAATCATCTTGTTAGTTTCTTCAGGCTTTCCAAACTTCAGTTGTACTACATTCGAAACATCATGAGCATTCTTACGCGTCCATGACTTATCTTTTGATGAATAAACAGTAAAATTATATCCATTCTTGGCGAGCCATTTGGTTTGTTCTACAGTAAACTTAGTAACACCGCATCCTTCAATGCCGCGCCCCATAATAATTGCTAGTTCCATTTTAAATAATCCTTACAGTCTTCTATCTCCAACTATTAACACTTTAACCATGTATGTGACACACCGGCTTCTTCAAATACACTAATACTTGTGTTATAAGATTCATACCAGATCTCGGGTATATCTCCTTCAGTAAGAATATTTACTGATTTAATTCCTACTTGTATGATACCCTTTGCGCACTCCGAACATACAGGAAGTCCATACACAAACAAACTTGCTCCATCGAGTGATACGCCATTGAATGTTGCATTATAGATTACATTCATTTCCGCATGAACAACAAGACGATATTTCGTAGGACGATCATCGTAACGCTCAGGACTATCAAGGATTCCACGCGGAAAACCATTATAACCCTGCGCAAGAATCTGGCCTTTACTACCTACAGCAACAGCGCCAATTTTTCTACTTGGATCCTTACTCCAAGTAGAAACTTCTTTAGCTAATGATAGATATCGATTACTCCACTTTATAGAGTTTGTCATAATCTTCTTTAGTGATACTTAGTTTACGCGTTTTAATATAATGGTCTACTAAGTAGAATTGACGCTCATAGATATGAAGTGAACCAACATTCCAAATGATTTCACCTGTACGATAAGATTTTCCGCGATAGTTTAGTTCTTCTACTACTTCCTTTAGTACATAAACTTGCCATGCATAATCATTACGATAACCAGCCCATGCATCATTGCTACGCATATCAACTATTGCATGAACTTTTTCATTACGAATCAAATATTGAACACTATTAGTACACATAAAGTCAGAGCAATCATTCCTATTATGATCACCCCACATTGTAGGACGAGTGTAAATCATAATAGCACGACGAGAATCCGGACGATCTTCAAGTTCAGTTACGGCATGAGCAAATTGATAATTATTTTTATGTGAATAGATACACCATCCATAATTAGAATTGATATAACCATCTTTATCTGCTACTTGCTTCCAGATCTCTGGAGGTCCACCAGGAATATCATTAACATTCAATGATTGAGACTTATACCAAGCAAGTTCACGTTGAACATAATCTTCATTTACAGCACCAAAGATAAGAGGTGCATTTGCACAGAAGCTAGCACCAATAATCTCAAGTGTTTTCACACCAGACTTATC